TATTTGCAATTTTGATGTAGATGCTGCCCAGGCTAAATCAGTTGTGCCTGCTACAGTAAGTGGGGCTGTTGGCGCCGTCGTCCCAATGCCGACGTTGCCGGCTGATGTTATACGAAACTTTTCTGTAAGGGTGGAGTTGTCTGCCCCTCCAGTGAATGTTCCAATAACAAAGGCGCCCGCGGCAGAACCTCCATTTTCATTTATTGCCCTAAGAACAACACTCGGTCTTGACGTTCCGACTCCACCAAATGTGTTTTCACCAGAGCCAGCTCCACTCCATAATTGAAATGCTATTTCCGCATAGTCATTTGTGGTTGATGACTTGTTTAATTTAAGGTTTAAGGTAAGCGGTGAAGTGGTTCTCTGTAGGTCTATAGGATAGTTAGGACTAGTAGTGCCAATGCCGACATTACCTTCATTTACTATTAATCCAGTTCCGTCAATAATTTGAACTTTATCGGCACTTGACCCAAAACCAAATCCTATTATTGAACCAGCCCCATCATAAGAATTACGAACAGATAATCGGGTTGAGCCGGCATCATCAAAGCTTAATCCTCCATAATAACTAGTTGAACCGTCTGAGATTTTAATTTGTGAATCTGATGAATATCCTGTACTTGCTGATAAAACAGTGAGTGGAGCTATTGGACTCGTCGTTCCAATGCCGACGTTGCCTGATGAGTTTATTGTAAATGCAACACTTGGATATGAACCAGGATTAGTAATGTTAAAGCTATTTGAAGCACCTTGAAATATCAATGTGTTATCAAGCGTATATCCGCTATCCGTTCCAGTACCGTTTGCGTAGATTCTTCTAGCTCTAATTTGATTTCCAGTGCCAGAAGTGCCCAAGTCTAAAGCATAATCTGGACTTGCAGTGTTAATACCAACTCTATTATTAGCGGCATCTACAACTAACGTATTTGAGTCCACATTGACTCCTGATAGAAATTTTATGCTCATAATTCTTGGTATTTTCCGCCTTTAGCTAAATTGTCAAACCACCACATCGGTCGGAGATTAGTGTAGTGGTTCAATATAAAAACTTCCTTTTCTGTTGTCGCAGTGCATAATGGCTTGGTGTGGTCAATAGACCACTTATTATTTCCAGCTCCATAATTGTCCCAACTCATACCATCAACAAACATACTTTCAATATAAACCTTGAATTCAGATGGGGAAATACCAAGAGAATCCATAGTATTAAATCTTTTATTTAATTTAGAGTACTTACAATACCTGTTGAGTCTTCCACGCAAATTAGCCTTGAGTCTAAAAATCGGGTCTTCGTTCCTACGCTTGAGAATATAAACTCTATCGTACTCGTTTCTGACCTCTTTGTTTTTTTTACGATATTCTTTTATGTACTGCAGCTTCCTATCTCTATTTGCTTCATAATAAATCTTCATCTGTGCGAGCAGAGTATCCTTATTCTTTGTGTAATAATCTTTTTTCTTTTTGTTTAGGACTTCTCTGTTTGCCTCAGCGTATTGCTTTTTTGATTCTGATATTTTCTCTTTATTTTTTTCTCTATACTCCTTTCTGCTGTCAGACATTTTAATCTTGTTTTCCTGAAAGTAAGCACTATAGCAAGACCTGCATTTTGACTGTAGGCCGTCTTTAGCCCTATTGCCTTTGCTAAACTCATCTTGAGTTTTTTCAATCTTACACTTGTAGCAACGCTTCATAGCACAAAAATACAACAATAAAAAGGGTTGGCTATTAGCCAACCCCCACTCAATCATCATATAATACTGATGTATCGTTTATGAAACACGTTGGATGACTACTCGGTAAGCGTTGCTAGAAGGTGCCGTAGCAAACGTAACCACAACAGTATTAACAGTGGCTCGAACTACGTCGGTGAATACCGTATCATAGGTAGCATTGTCGTACACCTGAACAATTACATCTCGGCTGTTGAGGCTGTGAGTAATCGTGTAGGCAGTGTTCGTTCCGTCTCCTACGCTAGCAACAGCTCCACTTCCGTCGATGATGGCCTGAACAGCAGCAGTAAAGTCCGTCACCTGCGATGCCGTAATGGCAATCGCTACGTTGGCAGCAGCAGTAGCACGTCCCTTAGAGTCAAACGTAATCTGAGGCACGCTACCGGCTAAGCCGTAGCTTCCTGCCGTAACGGCGGTGTTCGCAAGCGTAAGGCCTGCTGTGACGTTCGCAGTGCCATCAAACGTAACGGTCCACGTGGCGTCACCAGTGATGCTGATGGTCCGAGCGGTCTGAAGGGCCGTAGCCGTAGAGGCGTTACCGGTAAGGTCTCCCGTTACGTTGGCGACAAGGCGACCAACGGTAAGGCTGGAAACAGTAGAGGTAGGCTCCGTAGCGGTGAATCCAAGGCTGAAGACAGCCTCACCCACCGAGCTAGCAGAGGCGTCGTAGAAGAACGAAGCGTACTTCGTTCCGCTGTTGACGTAGTTACCATAGAAACCGATGTCTACGCTGTTCGCCACGTTGGCGTTAGCATACTGCATCATATTGTCACCAATAGATACAATGATGCTGTCAATGGTGGTGGTAGTTCCGTTTACGTCAAGGTTACCGCCAATCGTTACCGTTGAACCGTCGTCGGTAATAGACGAGTTGATGAACTGGCCATTGGTGGAGTCCCACTTAGAAACAGTGTTGTTAGTAAGGGCTCCTGCGTTCTTGAGCTGTACATCGTCAGCGTTGACGGTGATACCCGTTCCTGCTCCGATGTTAAGGGTAGCAGATGCTCCAAGGGCAACAGTACCTCCTCCAGTCAAACCAGCACCAGCGGTGTAGGTTACACTTGAGTTGGTAAGCGATGAGTTGGGGATTGCTGAAAGGGCAAGCGTGGTTCCCGTGATGTTGATACCCGATGCGGTAGAGACCTCCAAGAACTTAGACGCTCCTGCGCTATCGTCCCAGAAGAAGATACGGTCGGCGTTGGGATCTGTAAGGTCCTCAAGGCCTAGGTGCTTGAGCTGTACGTCATCGACGTTCACCTGAAGACCTACGCCCTGTCCTACGTTAAGGGTAACATCGCGGGTTCCGCTAGAGGTAAGACCGGCGCCAGCGATTACGCTACGCACATCACCACCTACGTCAACCCAGTTGGTTCCGTCCCAGAAGTAGATTGACTTGTCTCCTGCAGAGGAGTCGTAGTACACCTGACCCTCATTAGGGGATTCCGGGGCGGTGGCCAGATTTTGAATGACGGCGTTCAGTAGCTGTGTCTTGGTTAAGTCAAGACCTGCTGTCGCTTTTATTTGTGATAGATATGTAATAGCCATAGCTTAGTTGAAAAATGCCTCACCACTGAAGGCTCCGGAAAATGTTAGGGTTACTTGATTTAGTGAATTATATAAAACCTCCCCAAAGACAACATTGTCGGCAGAGTCTACCACCGTTACGGAGCAGTATTTGTTAAGGTTGTGGGTTATGACCCACGTAGCAGAAGGGGAGGCCTGCACGTATACAAAGTTGGCATCGAGGGTTACGCCGCCGATGACACCAGTGACCGTTACGCTATTGCCCTTCTCGGTGACAACAGTAGAGCTTCCAGCAACTTCCGTTACCGTAACCGTGTTACCTGTTTCTTTTACAATGATAGCTCCCATCTTAGTCGACTACGTCTTCGTTAACGGTAAATAAACCATAAAGCCAAGTCTTGATGACTCCCGCAACGTTGCTCTGGAGCCCGTATACATACAGACCAGCAGAAATCGTTAGCATTGTGGCGGCGGTGGCGGTAACAAAAAGCGTTCCTGTGCTGTTACCGCTGTAACTAAAGGCCGTTGAGTTAAGGACAGGGGATGCCGAGGTGTCGCTCTCGGATACCTCCATCTTCCACGTGTAGGACGTGAGGTCAATGGGCTGGTTGCTGGCATCATAGAAGTCCACCTCTAGAGAGAAGGTATCACCTTTTCTGCAAATGATGTCAACCCTCTGAGCGTTGTCGAGGTTTACAGTGTCGGTGGTAGAGCAGGATGAAGACATAGTGCAAATTTACTTCTTTAATTAACGCTCTCCTAGTATGACATCCACGATATCGTCCTGACCTTCGAGGTCCTGCTTCTGCAGTTCAGAGCGGTCTCCCTTGCGCTGGGCAATCAGTTTGCTTTGCGCAACTGCTTGCTCCTTAATGCGGTTGTCCTTGCGGTCCTCGGCTTCTTGATCAGCAGTCTGGCGTACACCTGATTCGATCTGCTGCTCTTTGATTCCGTAGTCTCCTTGCAGTTGAGCCAACTGCATCTTGAGTCCGTACTCCACCTGCAGCAGCTGAGCCTTAGCCTCGGCCTCAAGCTGGATCTTCTGAGCATCCAACTGAGCCTTCATCTGGTCCTCCTGCATCTTGGCTTGGCTTGTAACCTGAGCAACCTGTGCATTGGCCTGCGCTTGGAACTGAGAGTTCTGCTGGGCCATCTCTTGACGGACCTTCATACGCTTCTTGCGGCGTACGATAAGCAGCCTCTCGGCTTGGTCGATATCCCTTAACTGACGGATAGCAATAGCATCCT